GCCTTCATCGACATCGACGACTACAGCATGCACGCCTTCCGCATCCCCAAGAAACTCAACACCGATAACAAATAATCCCATGAACCCCATACAAGCGGCCAAGCAAGAACTCGAAGCAAGCATCCGCTACTGCGAGAATGCTATGTCATCAGCAAAACAAACCATCGAATCAATGAAGAAGTATCAGCAACAGACAGGACGTGAGGAATCTTTAGAGCGTGAGGTTGCACAGCTCAAGGTTGAGAACACGAAGCTCAATGACCGCCTCATGATTTCAGTGAAAGAGGTTGGCCAACTTCAGTCAGAGGTCGACGAGTTGGCCAAGGCATACAAGGACTCGACCCACGAGGAGATTACCATGAAGAAAGCATGGCGTGAGCAACGGGAACTCGTAGCTCTGCGTGACGACCAGATTGCCATGCTTGAGCGACGGCTCGCCAAGTGCGCAGGCGAGAAGACATACCCCTTCAAGGAAGGCGACCTCTACTACGTCCTCAATCAACTCGACGGCACATGGATTGAATCGGTCTGGGATGACGAGTCAGAGCGCCTGCACGACAGCACCGACTTCCCCGATCACCCACACAAGGTGTACTTCACGGTCGATCAGAAGAACGTGCTCGACAAATTCAAACCAGAAGAACTGACATGAGCTCAAAGAGAAAGCAACCCAAAAGGTTTCGTGTGAGGTTTCACCTCGGCAAAGGAAACAACTATCAGAAGTGGCAAATCACGGACATGGGCAACACCCTGTACCGAGAGTACTACGACCCTAGCATCGTAGAGATAGTTATGTACAAGGCACGCCTTGGCAACCAAGCATCAACCGCAAGGAAGATTTATAACGGAGCCAACAAGACAGTGTGTGCATGGGTGGACTGCGACATGGTGGACATCGTTCACGTCAAGTCACCCCACTATCAACCGACTAATACAGAGGAACTTACGCGGTTCAAGTACAATCCACGCAAGAATCCTCACTGGTTCACCGACGAAGACCCCAACGTCGATGGACAAGAATTTCTCAAAATGACAACTAAAAACAGAAGCATCTATGCCTAACGCACTCTTTACCCTTCACGCCTACTTCAAGAACAACACATGGATGTTCGACGACGAGAGTCGAGACATCAAGCAGGAGCCCTTCGTGGCAGGTGCCGATGTATTGTTTGACTTCATGAGCGGTCGCGAAGCCGACAGCTCTGTAGACAAATGCGACATCGTATTCGGTGCCACCCCCATCCCAAACCACGACCTCCACGTCAGGCTGATTGGCGACGATGGGTACGAGGGGCACTACTACACTGTGGAGTTCTTCAAAGCATTCCGTCAGTTCGAGACCTTCCAGTTCTGGTTGTGTCCCGCACTGCTCGCCTTCTTCGACAAAGCACCAAAGGACATCTATGTATCAATCAAATAATGACAAGCAAGCAAAAAATAATGGCCGACACATGGCGATGGGAGCCTGACCCCAAACCCTATGAGCAGGGGATGGAAGTCAAGTCAGCCCGCAACATGGTGTTGTCAGACCTAGAGGTCATGGACGTCGACGATTTCCTAGATAGAAAGCCGTCGAGCATAGTGTACGAGCTGACAGACGCGATGATCTCCTCCATGAAAGGTCAGCTCAACCAAGTTATGTCGGTCAAGAACATTGACAATGACCTTGAAGAGCTAGGCATTGAGACAGAGGGAGAGACACTCTCCTACAAGAGGATTATTGATACGGTCCAGATTAACTACATGATGGGGTGCAGCATCATCGGGCACTACCTGTCAATCATGGAGCACATCAAAGAAAACATCGATGGATAAGACGGACAAGAGGTTGAAGTTTGTGAAAGAGGTACGCTCCCTGTACGAATCACGCATGTCCTACAAGATCACACCAAGCCGACACAGGGACAACGTAGAGCACAGGGCAGCAGTGTCAAACGGAGTGAAGCCATTCGCCCCAGTCATCACCATTGGCAAGGCCATGGGCATGGACCACAGCACCATCGTACACTACACCAAACAGCACGAGTCCTACTTCAAGTGGTCGCCAGAGTACCGCATGTACTTCTCGACTGCCCTTCATTGTGCCGCAGAGGTGGCTCACGCAGTGGGGCAGGAGCCCATGAGCGCTACATACCTGACAGCACGCACGCAGATGCAGAACCTAAACGAAATCATTCGATGGGCAGAAGAAATCAAGGAAAGATTGCTGCATTCCTTGGAGAGAAGGGAACAGGAGATGTACATTCGCAATGAGAGATTGCAAAAATTCAAAGAGCTCAGGGAGCTCATGTAAGAACATTTAATTCATTCTATATGTCTAACTACAAGTTCAAGACCACGAACATCCGTGGCAAGCAGTACGTTGAAGTCAACGAGCGCATCAAGTTCTTCCGACAGGAGGACCAATACAAGAACTGGGCAATCCACACGGAGTTCCCCCTTCTCGACTCCGATCAAGCGCTGTGCAAGTGCACGATCACAACTGCAGACGGAGCTGTTGTATCACAGGGCCACGCCCACGAGACTCGGTCATCATCTAACATCAACAAGACAAGCTATGTGGAAAACTGTGAGACCTCCGCTGTCGGACGAGCTCTTGCCATGCTCGGAATCGGAATCGACACGTCTATTGCGTCAGCTAATGAAGTCGAAGAAGCAATCGCAAAGCAGCAAGAGATGGTCGACAACCCTAAGGTCCAGAAGCTTAGTCAAGCTCTCGATGCGCCAGTCGAAAACATCATGGACAAAGCGGTGAACTACATCAAGGGGCAGACCGACAAGCAGAAAGCTTTTGACAACATCGTCAAGAAGTATGGGGATCAACTCTCCGACAAGCAGAAGGCAGGGCTAAAGAAGTTTGTTCGATGAACTCGGATGAAGTCATTACATGCACCAACAGGGGGCTGCTAGTCCCCAACATAAAGCGCAGTATTGGCAAGACCAAGAAGTTCATCCCTTGGAACATGGTGGAGAAGACGCGAGTGGATGCAGGCATCTACAAGTGTGAGTCCAAGTCAGACAACGTGGCCTGCTGGCACGTCCGAAAGGAGGTCAACCACGAGAAACTGGACCGCATCTACATGACCGAGCGAGACGCCCTCAAGGCTGTCGACTTACTGCTCATCAAGCACGGGCGAGAGCCCAAATATATCCTGAAGAAAAAATGACAATGAGAGAACAACTGCAGGAGCGCGTGGGGAAGCCTCACCTCTCCTACTCCTCACTCAAGTACGCCTTGGGCGACATGAAGCTGTGGGAGATGTACATGAGGGGTCAGATGAAGAAGGAGTCAGAAGCTCTGCACTTCGGGTCTCTGTACGACATGCTTCTCTTCGAACCAGAAAAAGCAAATGACTTATATTTTCCTCTTAATGATAGCTTGGTTGTCGATGACATCGGTGGACGAAATCCTCGATCGACTAAACGATATAAGGAGTGGAAGGCCGAGCAGGCGGAGAAGGCTCAAGCAAAGGAGCTGGTATCTCAAGAGGACTGGAAGAAAGCGCATGAGATGATCCAACGCCTGAAGGACTGCGGCCTGTACGACAAGCGCTTTGCAGGTGGAAGCTATCAGGTAGAGTTCAACGTCGATCTCGACGGCGTCCCTCTCAAGGGATTCTTGGACTGCTTGCGTGATGGTGAGTTCATCGTCGACTCCAAGTCCTCACGCTCCATCGAGAAGTTCAGGTACGATGTTCGCTCATTCAGCTATGACATCCAAGCCTACATCTACACCAAAGTCTTTGGCATCAAAGAGTTCTGGTGGGTCGTGCAAGAGAAGGCATTCCCCTTCTATCCTGCCGACGTGAAGTGCAGTGAAGAAACCCTGTTCTCAGGGGAGATGAAGTACCATCAGGCTGTCGAGAACATCCAGAAATGGCTGTCTGATCAGACAAAATCAGACCTTCACTATGCGGAATTTGTTGTGTAAAACCCTTAAATTTGCCGTAGTTGCTGCTGGCATCTACACTTTAGACCAATTTTTATTTAATCTTTTCTACTCATGAGCGAAAAGCAGTATGACTCAGTACTCGTAGGGTACGCAGACGAGCCACGTTACAATGACGATGGCCAGATTGGAATGTGGAGTGTCCGATTCAAGGACACCGAGCTTCAGGAAATGATCCAGAAGTACGCAACCAAGCGAAACGAACAGGGACAAGGGGGCAACCTCTACGTCACGCTGTTCATGTCCAAGAACGGCAAGGCATGTTGCCGCGTGTTTGATCCTAACAGCGCTGCTGCCAAGGAGAAGCGTGCAGCAAAGGCCGAAGCTACTCAGCCGACAAGTGACCTCCCCTTCTAAGGGAGCCCCTATCTACTACATGACCGCTCGTGTCGCCTTCAAGAAACGGAAGGTTGTGCACGAGCGTGTCGTGTGGATAGTGTCCGTCTTTGACAGCCCCAATGACATAAGACTCTATGACTACAAGACCATGCACAGGCTCGAGACAGAGCTGTATGGCAAGAACGCAAAGTCAGAGAGAAAGGTTATCATTAGGGAGATAATGGACAAGAAGTTTATCTCAAACTCAACACTGACAATCGATGAGCACAAGCAACAAAATCAAACAAAAGTGTAAGGAACTTGAGGAGCTGCTTCTGATGAAGAACTCTAAGTATGGAAACTCAGCACTCGAACCGCTGAACGTTTTCTCTGAAGCTGGTGCCGTTGCAGGCATCAAGATGCGCATCGACGACAAGCTGAAGCGCATCAAGAACGCAGGTCTTGTGGACGCAACGGAGGATACGTTGCAAGATCTGGCAGGTTACCTCATCCTCCTTATGATTGCGAAAGACAATGAAGGTCACGATTTTCAAAGACGTATTCGACAAGGAGAAACCCTATCACGTTCCTCTGGCGATGGCTCTAGCACGTATCCAGAGTGGGAACTCGAGTACCAAGATTGATGAGGTAAGAGCAGGAAATAAAGACAAGAAGAAGGAGCTCCCCGTTGTTTGTTTCAGCGGGGAGTTTTCATCTAGAAACGATGACAGCCTGTTCGAGCACTCAGGACTGATCGTCCTAGACTTTGACCACGTAGACGTGGACGCGACGAAGCGGTCCCTTGCTATCGACGACTTCGTGTACTCCTGCTGGACATCACCCAGCGGCAATGGAGTCAAGGCCCTTGTTCGGATCACCAATCCCGAACGACACAGGGATCACTTCAGGGCTATGGTCAAGTACTTCGAGCGCCAGCATGGCCTTGAGGTAGACGAGTCAGGAATCAACGAGTCAAGAGCTTGCTTCGAGTCTCACGACCCTGACATCATCATCAAGGATGAGAGCAAGAAGTTCGGTCACTTCACCACGGAGTTTGCAGAGGCGCAGACACCGACCAACGAAGCCTACGACTACACGGACTACATGAAGCTCAACCTAGCTGCACGCATGATACGCACGGCAGCAGACGGGGATAAGCACCGCGTCCTTGTGAATGCATCACGTTTGTGTGGTGGATACATAGCCGCAGGCAAGATGGAACAGGAGGAAGTGGTTCGCATCCTGCACAGGGAGATATGCAAGCGGGATGTAGACTCCGAAGACCACGCGCTGAACACCATCCTTGACGGAATTGAGATTGGCAAGAACATGCCGATCAAGAATCTCATCGACGAAGAGAAGAGCGCCAAGCGTGAGATGCTGCTCAACGATGGGG